GCTGCTGGATTTTTAACTATTACGGCTCCTGCTAATGATTTGTCGTGTCGTAAAAAATTTGCAACAGTTTTTTCGGTTAAAATACTTATGTGTTTTACATCATATACTAAATACTGAGTATTCTTTTTATTATGTTGTGCATATAAATCTTTAATTGATTGTCTTAATCTTCCTCGTAAGACTTTTACAATATTAAATGCTGCCATTAGATGACTACTCGATAAAGATCAAGTACTCGTTTGATATGGTCAGGAAAGTCAGTACTTGTTCTTAAGCCTGCAGTGCCTTGGTTTTGTATAGTTGCTCCACCAAGAGTTCTTCTCTGCTTATGCTCATCTTTCAAATAATAAGTAATTAAATCAAAAATCGCTAATTCTAAATCTTTTGGAGTTGTAGAATATCCTGCTGTATATATCACTTCTACTGCTCCAAAACCCTTATTAAACGGTTTTCTATTACCATCAGAATCCAACCTAAAGATTGAATCACTTGTTGTATCAATGTAATAATCCGTATTGTTAGTAAGTGTTACATAATCTGTACTCGGGTTATCACGTTCTTTAACTGATGTTACCGAATTTAGAGGTGTTTCACTTAGTACTACTACTGAAGTATAATTATCACTGATATTAAAAGTTTCTGTTTTTGCAGAAGAATAATGATCAATAAATGATGTTCCACAATACTTTTTCACCAAGTCTGAAACTTGAGGTACTAATACTGTTAAACGTGCATCATTCTGGGTTCCTGCTATTCCCTCTGCCGTTTTGTATTCTGATACTGTTACTAAATCTGCCATAATTGAATAAGTGAGGGGATAGGCTCCCCTCAAGCCTCTATGCTAATTAACTAGCGTCGTATTTAAAGCCCCATTTTGATGTTGCTCCTGCGATGATATCAGCAAATCCAAGTCTTTGTGAAGCCACAAGTACTCTTCTTTGGTTTTCGACATCATAGTCAGATTCGATTGTAACACCTCTTAATCTTGGCATTACATAGTTTCTGGTGTAAACAGCTACAGCTGCAAATTTAGCTGCTGCTTTTGCTGGGAACTCGTCACAAAGAATAACTCTTGATCCGAATACCTGTCCAATTTCACCAGATAGCTTTGTTGAAAGATCGCCAACTAAATTGACATCTTGGAACTCAGCATCTTCTAGCAAGTTGTAGTATGCGTCTTGTGATACAAGATAAACTACATCATTTGGATTAACACCGTATTTACCCATATTTTTTCTCATTCCTAATAGGTCTGAAGCTAAGACTTTGTCTGTAGCTGCGAAGGCTGCAGGTGAACCTGCACCAACGTCATCTGTGAAGTCAGAGTCTGCTTGTGCCATTTGCAATAGACCATCAAATATACCTGAAGTATACTGACCATCTGAATGGTTACCTAATAGAAGTGCGTTTTCAATACCTCTTGCATGTGATCTAACCATAGATTCTCTTAGTAGAGGAAGTATTGGAATGATTGCATCTTCTTCTGTTTCATTACCTAGGAAAGTCTTAGAAATCAACTTGTTTGTTGATAGAGTTCTTTCTTGCATTTGAATACCTGTAAAAGGTGCTGCACTGTTATCTGCTCTTTCTTCTAAGTTACCATATGGTGCTGAACCACTACCAGTTACACTTGTTGTAAACTCAGCGTAGCCAGCGTCTGGTAGGATAGGTAGAATTTGATTTGCAGAAGTCATTTGAATCTCTCTAAATAGAGGTGCTAATACTAATTCGTTCTGAATATCTCTTTCTACGTTAGCTGAAACAACTTGCTCAAAATCTGCAGAGGAAACTTCAACTGTTGAATGTTGATTTACTTTCTCTAAGATTGATTTTGAATATGAGTTATCCCAACCTTTACCTGTTGCTAAACCAGCGAATTTTGCATCAAGAATATCTGATTCAAAAGATTTTTCCCAGTTATTTGAGTTACCTCTTTCACTGAAAATTCTTTTGGATTCTCTCATATGTTGAATTTCTTCTGATTTTTCTTTGAGTTCTTTTTGAAGTTCATTAACGATTGAACCTAGTTCTTCATTCTTCTCGTTAAATCTTTTCTCAACGTCACCCATAAGTTTTTCTGCACCAGTCATGACTGATACAACAACTTCTTTTTGTTTTTCCTGTTCTGCTTCAACTTGTGCTTTTTGCTCAGCTTCTACTAGAGCAGCCTTTTCAGCAGCTTCCTTAGCTGCTTTTTCTTCAGCTGCTTTTGATTCAGCTTGTTGCATTGCTAGTTTGGTAGCTGCTTTTTCAGCTACTTCCTTAGCAAAAGCGTCAAGGTCAAAGCCCTCAGGAGCTTTCTTTTCTTCGCTCATGCGATTCTCCTTATTGTCGGCTTGCGCCACTTTAGACTGCCCAACTTCTTCAGTTATAACTGAATCTGCTGAGTTAGTCTTAATAAAAGATTTCTTAAACTCTTCGTAGTCTTCCATGCTATCAAATCCCTTGGATAAGGAAAACATCGCTCCCTGGTTACAAGGAACTGATACTACGGAAACTTCGAAAAGTTCAGCATCTTTGATTCTTAATCCGCCAGTGTCAGGTATGTGATCTGCGTCTTTCACACGGAAACCCACAGAAAATGCTCCTAAAACACCGTCTTTAATTAATTCAGTAATTTGTCCTGCTGCTTTTGATATTTTTGCAGTGAACTCTAAACCATTATCTACTGTTCTAACAGCCTTTGCTCTTCCAATTGGCTGGTCATGATTGTGATTGTATAAAACGATAGGGTTTTCTAAATAATTATCTACACCACCCTTTGTCCATGCTTCAACCTCAATAACATCACCTGCTCTATCTTGAGAGTTAGTGCTTGCTAAACCTTTGATCTCTACACTACCGTCTTCTTGTTCTCCAAGAGACTTGAATGTATTTGTCCAGTGAAAAATCTTATTTGACATCTTTCTTCACCACCTTTTTAGTAGCTGATTTCTTTGGTGCAACTTTAGGTGCTGCTTTCTTAACTACTACTCCAATGTTTGGATAGTAAGTTTTAACCATAGTCATCATTCTACTCCAAGAGTTAAAAACTCTTTTTACCATCTGCGCCCTTATTGGGGCATCTGACTGCTTATTGTATTCATCAAGTTCAAGATACTTTCCTTTTTTCTGGAAATATTCTCCTAACTGATTTATAATTCTCATTCTGTTCATATTTATTCTTCCTCATCTTCTGTTGGCCTACCACCCTCGATCGGGTTGGCGGCACTACCTGCGATATTTGCAGGAACTCTTGGTGTATCAAATCCTTCAACTGCTTCAAGATTTAACTTCTCCCTTGCCTCGTTAGGAGTCATAATACCTGTATTTACCAAAGAAGCATAATAAGCTGCTTGATCTTTTAGTTCTGGTTGTAGAGATGGAACATCTGTTACGTCTTCTACAAGTTTGAAACCAAAGAATCTTTCATATGCTTTCATTATTTTCTTCACTATTGGTAGTACAGTTTCTAAATAATACATTCTTTGATTTGGTCTTATATTTGCGTTATTTCCACTATCCATAAGAATTGGTGGAACTCCTAATGCTTCAAGAATTATTCTCTCATTTGATCGAATTGCTTCTTGGAAATCTAACTCTTTAAAATTGACTTCTGTCAAATTATCTACTTCAAGACCACCATCTAAGAATAGAGGTCTTCTTCCACCAGTATTTGGATTGTAACGAGCAACCCAAGCTTGTAACATTCTTTCTTTAATTTTCTCAGAAAGAGTGTTTGGTGATTTTAGTACCAATCCTGGTACTGCTCCATTCTTAAAGAAGTTATCTTGAAAGTTTCTCATATTGACTAATAACTGCATGGTTCGATGGGCAGGTTTTAATCTTGGTACTCCTCTATAAATAGAATGGAAGCTGTTTTCTTTTACGTGTATAATTTCATTTACTGAATAATCAATACTATTATCGAATACATACTTATTCACATAAGTATCTTCGTCAGTTTCAATTGTAACTTTATCTGCTGGTAAATGGTACATATGCATACCATCGAAATAGATAAAAATATTACCATCAATGATTAAATCTACTAATAAGTTTCTTTTAAAAGTGCTGATATCCTGAAATGGATTCGGCTCTTTATTAAGTAGTAAATCAACTCTTGTTTTTCTAATATTTTTATAGATAGGTGAAGTTCCTAGTACTTGTTCTTGCACTAGAAAAGGTATGTCAGAACAATCATCTACAATCATATTTACAGCACGATTCACTACTTCTAATTGTTCGTAGGCATTTCTA